CGGTGTTCCGCCGCTGCTGCTAAACATCCCCGGCGACAACACTTACGCAAACTACCGCGAGGCCCGCCTCGGCTTCTACGAGGACACCATCCTCCCCTTCATCTCCTTCATGGCCGCCGAACTTTCAGCCTGGCTCGGCCCGAACTTTGGCGGCGTTGAGCTCCGGCCGAACAAAGACAAGATCGAGGCGATCGCGGACAAACGCATGAAACTCTGGAACATGGCCGATGCCTCCCTCGACCTCACGCTGAACGAGTCCAGAAACCTAAAAGGCTACCCGCCGCTTCCGGCGCCGCTGGGCAATATGCTCATGTCCGAGGTCCGCAAAGCCACAGCCTCAACCCAACTCGACGCGGCCGCAATCAAGGGGTTTACCTATGGCCCTGATTGACGCGCAACTTGCAATCCTCGACGAGATGGAAAAGGACACGGCGGGCCTTGCGGCCGCAATCGAAGCCGCGGCCCTCTCCATGCTTGTCCAGTTCCGCCAGACTCGCCTGCCCGCGGCGCCAGACTTCTCCGCGCTGCCTGCGATCCTAACCGAGCTAACCCGCGTCTGGACCCAGGCCATTCGTGAGAATGCCGCGGCCTTCGCCCTCGAGTTCCCGGCCGGCTTCCCCCGCAAAGCCCAGACCGCCGACATCGTGTCAACCTTCGTCAGCTCCCTGCGGCCGCGGGCGGCACAACAAATCCTCGAGACTACGCAGCGCCAAGTCCGAGACCTCATGGCGGGCGGCCTGGCCTCCGGTGAGTCTGCCGATGCCGTCTACGCCGAACTCCTGCTGAAAATCCCCGAGATTTCCTCCGTCCGCTCCCTGCTGATCACGCGGACTGAGGCTCACGCGGCTGGGCAATTCGCGTCCTGGCAACTCGCCCGGCAATCCCTTGTCCCGCTCATAAAAGTCTGGAACTCGATCCCGGACCTGCGGACGCGGGACTTCGGCGAGATCGGTTCCGGCTCCATCTTCAATCACCGGATCATGAACGGGCAGCGGGCTGGCCTCAACGCCGCCTTCTCCGCCCCTCGACGTGGCGGCGGCGCCGAACAGCTTATGTTCCCCGGCGATCCTCGAGGGTCGGCCGCAAACGTAATCAACTGCCGCTGTATCCAAACTTACGAGAGGGTCTGATTATGCCAAAGCCAATCTCCAATGAAATGCGCCAAGATTTCCTCAAGCGGTGCATGGGCGATACAGAAGCGCTCGAGGACTTCCCGCAAGACACCCAGCGTTACGCGTACTGCGTTTCCTCTTACGAGGACGAGGACGCAAAAAACGTCGGAGAAAGCCACACGCCGACTGACGAAATGGCGGCTGAGGCCAAGCGCGGCCTCGCCTGGCGGCGCGAGTTCAATCGTGGCGGCACCTCAATCGGCGTTGCCCGCGCCCGAGACATATCCAACAAGACCCCACTTTCTCACTCAACCATTCTGCGCATGGTAAGCTATTTTGCTCGTCACGAGGTCGATAAACAAGGCCAAGGCTGGGCCGCCGGCACTGAAGGCTACCCCTCAGCTGGCCGCATCGCATGGGCGCTGTGGGGCGGGGATGTTGGCCGGACCTGGGCCGGTAAAATTGCAGATAAATCCGAGGACAGCATGGACAGCGAATACGGCACAAAACACGTTTCCTTCAAACTGGAGGAAAAAGAACTCGGCACAGACGGCCGGTTCTCCGGCTATGCCTCAGTCTATAGCAACGTAGATCAGGGCGGCGATACCGTTATGCCCGGCGCCTTTCTTAAGGCTCTTGCCCCGTCCGCGCCTAAGCCAAAAATGCTCTGGCAGCACGACCCCACGCAGGTCATCGGTGTCTGGGAAGAACTGCAAGACGACGAGAAAGGCCTCCGCGCGAAGGGCCGGCTGCTGACTGAGATCCAGAAGGGCCACGAGGCGCTGATCTTGCTCAAGGCGGGCGCCATCGACGGTCTCTCCATCGGCTACCGCGTCACCGATCGCGAGTACACTTCCACCGCAAAGGGAACAGTACGGCAAATCAAGTCCGCCGACTTGCTTGAGATCTCCGTCGTGACCTTTCCAATGAATCCTAAGTCACTGGTGACTGACGTGAAGCAGCTCCAGTCACCAAGAGAGGTCGAGACAATCCTGCGCAACGCAGGTGTCCCGGCCGCTTTCGCCAAACTCGTCGCCTCGCACGGCTTCGAGGAGGCGAAATCTCGTCTTGCAACTGATCAGCGTGATGCTGACGGCCGCGACGAACGGACGCAGCAGGGCTTCGGCCAACTACTCACTGAAATCAACAAGCTTAAGGAGCTTATGAAAAATGGCTAAAGACGAACTCGACATCTCGCAAGTCACGCAGGCCGTGGCGGAGATCAAATCCACGTTTGAGTCCTTCAAAGAGGCAAACGAACTCCGGCTCAAAGAGCTGGCCAAAGGCACGAGCGACCCTATCCTCGAGGAGAAGATGGCGAAGATCAACGCCGACCTCGCGCAGAAGCAGGAACTGATCGACAAGCTGTATGCGGCCGGGCGCCGGAAGCACCTCGTCATCGACGGCAAGGAAGTCGATCAGTCTGACCTCGACACCAAGGCGCTTTCCTGGGCAAACATGGTGGCGAAAACCCGCGGCACTCGCGTTGCGGCCTACACCCACGACGACGTCCTGGGCTACAAAGCCGCCTTCCTCGAGTACCTCCGCAAGGATGACCGCGTGATGGGGCCGACTGAGATGAAGGCGCTGTCTGTCGGTCACGACCCCGACGGCGGTTACGTTGTCGATCCTGACACCTCGGGCCGCATCGTCATGAAGCAGTTCGATACCTCGCCGATGCGCCAGTACGCCTCGGTCCAGGTCATCTCGACCGACGCCCTCGAGGGCCTGTTTGATCTCGACGAGGCGTCGTGCGGCTGGGTTGGCGAAACTGCAACTCGCGCGGAAACGAACACCCCGCAACTCCGCGCATGGCGCATCCCCGTTCATGAGCAGTATGCAAAGCCCCGCGCTACGCAGAAACTTCTGGACGACGCCTACATCGACATGGAGGCTTGGCTGACGGGCAAAATCGCCGAGAAGTTCTCGCGGACCGAGAACACGGCGTTTGTTACTGGCGACGGCGTTGCGCAACCTCGCGGCTTCCTGACCTACACCGCAGGCACGACCCTGCCGGGCACCATCCAGCAGTTCGCTACCGGCGTGAGCGGCGCTTTTGCTGCGACGCCTAGCGGCGGCGATGCCCTGCTCAACATGGTGTACGGCACCAAAACTGCGTACCGCAACAACGGGGTCTGGTTCATGAACCGCGTGACCACCGGAGCCGTGCGTCAGTTGAAAGACTCGAACGGCGCCTACATCTGGCAGCCTGCAATCGTGGCCGGGCAACCCGCCACTTTGCTCAGCTATCCCGTGGCGACGTTTGACGACATGGCGGACTACACCGGGGCCAGCGCGCTTGGCCTCGCCTTCGGTGACATGGCGGAAACGTACCAGATCGTTGACCGCCTCGGGGTTCGCATCCTGCGCGACCCCTACAGCGCCAAGCCCTACATCGAGTTTTACGCCACCAAGCGTTGCGGCGGCGATGTGATTAACTTCGAGGCAATGAAAATCCTGCGCTTCGGGGCATAATAAATCTGTGGGGGCTGTCACCGGCCCCCACATTTCGGGTGATCCTGCCCAAATCAACGCATAAGGAGTAAAGCCATGCGTGACCTAATTTCTAACCTTCGACTGATCCGGGGAGCGAAACAAACGCTGTCCGGCGTTACCGCCAACAACTCGGCGCTCATCGACCGCCGGGGCTTTTCCTCGCTTACGGTCTATCTCGAAACCGGCACTGTCACCGACGCCGGAACGTCAGCGGGCTTCACCATGAAGCTGCAACATTCCGACTCCACCCTCGGCACGTCCTTCGTGGATGTTACTGATGCGGAACTCGTGCACGGCAGCTCGACCCTGTATACCGTCACTGTTACCTCCGACTCCGATGACGACATCCTCGCGGGCGGCGTCGGCTACATCGGCGGCAAGCGTTACGTCCGCGCAGTCATTACCGGCACCACGCTGACTGCGGCTGACGTGTTCATCCTGGCAGCGCTCGGCCACCCGGCCCAGGCTCCGACCACGACTGTCGGCGCCACTACTGCGTCCACCTAAAACTGCGGGGAGGGTTTCGGCCCTCCCCCAACCAGCAAAGAAACGGCGCATAAAACAACGGGGAATTTTGGGGCAATGGTGGACGATAAAAGACTGGATCGTATTGAGGCGAAGCTCGACGAGCTGACAAAAGTAGTAACTGACCTTGCTCGCATTGAGGAGCGCCTTGTCACACTTTTTAAAAGGATGGATCGGTTTGAGGAGCAACTTGTAGTCTCGGGCGGGCGGCTTGGCGAGATTGAGGCTATCACGATTGGCCGTGGCGCGGTTTTTCAGATAGTCGAGCGCAGCTTTTGGCTCGTGGCCGGGGTAGCTGTTGCCTGGTTTTTTAGCAAAGGAATCAAGTAATGCGGCGCATCATCATGCACTGGTCGGCCGGAACCTATACGGTGTCCGGGCTTGACCGCGAGCATTATCATTACATTGTTGACGGCGACGGGGCTGTTGTGACGGGCCGGTTTCCCGTTGAGGCAAATCAAGTCATAAGCCGAGATCGAGGCTATGCGGCCCACACGCTGAACTGCAACACAGGCACAATCGGAGTTGCGCTGGCGGCAATGGCCGGGGCCATCGAGCGCCCGTTCAAGGCGGGCAAATTCCCCATAACTCAAGACCAGCTAACCGCCTTTACAGGGCTCGTCTACAAGCTTTCCGTCCAATACAACATTCCGATCACGCAGGAAACCGTCCTGACCCATGCCGAGGTGCAACCAACGCTCGGCATTAAGCAGCGCGGGAAGTGGGACATCTGCTGGCTTCCGGGGATGAGCGCTTCTGCTGACCCCATTTCCGTGGGCAACGTCCTGCGCCGTTTGATCGCGGCGCACAAGCCGAGCCTTGCTACCACCATCCTCACCAAACTTGGAGTTATCAAATGAACCCGACTTACATCCGCGTGGCCTTTTACTTTCTGGCCCCGA